ATCATCGCGAAAGTGGGATAAGAAAAGAATACCTAAAGAACTAACTTTGGGTACAGGTCATGTTATGTTCTTCTATGACAAAGGTAAATATCTTTATAATAGATACGAACAAATAAAAGAAGAACTAACTAAAAGAAACTTTAAATTAGATAAGACACGCTTATTTAAAGTGACACAATTTCCAACAGAGTATTATAATGATTGGAAACCTAGCGATAGAGATTACGCTATACTCAGAAAAAGAATCGAAGAAAGAATAAAACAAAAACCTGAATGGTATAGACATAATGGCAAAACGCTGTTATAATAAATTATATGCATTATTACACTAACATCAAAAGATACAAAGACTTAATACTCGCGAGAGGTGTTAAGAACGGAGAGAAGTATATCAAAAGAATGAAATACGAACCGACTTTGTATATCCCTACAAACAAAGAAACACCTCATAAATCAATAGCAGGTGAGTATCTACAATCGAAGAAGTTTAGTTCTCCGAGTCAAGCAAGACATTGGAAGAAACAATATGACAATACAGGTATAGATATTCATGGTCTTGAACAATGGGAGTATACTTATATCGCTGAGACATATCCTTCTGATATAGATTTCGACATTAAGAACATTAACATACTCAACATTGATATTGAGTGTGAATGTGAAAATGGATTTCCGGAACCGACAGAAGCAGAAGAAAAAGTCAACGCGATTACTATGAAACTTTTCGGACATAAAGAAACTCATGTAATCGGTACTGATAATTTTGATTACAAGAATGATGATCCGAATGTGATTTATCATAAGACAAGACATGAAAAAGAATTACTCTTAGAGTTCATGAGAATATGGGACGAACTAGAACCTGACATCATTACAGGTTGGAATGTAGAGACTTTCGATATCGCGTATCTTGTTAATCGTATCTGGAAACTATTTGATTGGGATACAGTTCGTAAGTTATCACCTCATGAATTGATTACATCAAGAGAATGGTTGTACATGGGTCAAAAGAAAATGATCTCATACAACATAGCAGGGATTGCGATTCTTGACTATCTTGAAATGTACAAGAAGTTTACATACATTACTAGAGAAACATATCGTTTAGATCACATAGCAGAAGTTGAATTGGGTAAGAAGAAAATTGATTACTCAGAGTTCGGAGCGATGCATCTATTCTACAGAAATGATTATCAAAAGTTCTTAGATTATAATATCAGAGATACAGAACTTGTTGAACAACTAGACGATAAACTACAACTCATGGAGTTGGTTATCACTATGGCATATCAAGCGAAGTGTAATTTCGAAGATGTATTCGGATCAGTTCGATATTGGGATTTAATTATCTATAACTTCTTAAAGAAACGAGGTATGGTTCCGCCACCGAAGAAGTTAGCTCAAGACTCACGAATCATCGGAGCGTATGTAAAAGAACCTCAAGTCGGACAACACAAATGGGTAATGTCTTTTGACTTGAACAGTCTGTATCCTCATTTGATTATGCAATACAATATGAGTCCAGATACTTATCAAAAGAAAATATTCAATCAAGAGATCAATGTAAAGAAACTATTAGAAGGTGAAGTTGATCTAAGTATGTTGACTGAAACAACAGTCACACCGAATGGTGCTTTGTTCAGAACTGATAAACAAGGTTTTCTACCTGAGTTGTTAGAAGAAATGTATGATCAAAGAGTCTTATTCAAAAGAAAGATGATTGATAAACAGATAGAACTAGAAACAATCGACAAGAATGATCTAACAAAAAGAAAAAGATGTGAATATGATATCGTCAAGTATAACAATAATCAGATGGTTAGAAAGATTTCACTTAACAGTTGTTATGGTGCTCTAGGTAATCAATATTTCAGATACTTCAATAGAGAGATAGCAGAAGGTATCACAACATCAGGTCAGTTGAGTATCAAATGGGTAGAAAGAGCTGTTAACAAGTTTCTTAATAACTTACTTGAGACTGATAAAGATTATGTTGTCGCGATTGATACAGATTCAATCTATGTAACATTTGAAGATTTAGTTGATAGAGTCAATCCGAAGAATCCTGTAGAATTTCTTGACACTATCGCGAAAGAAAAAATAGAACCTATGATTAATTCTAATTATGAAGAACTAGCTTCTTATACAAACGCGTATCAGAATAAAATGGAAATGGGTAGAGAAGTCATAGCAGACAAAGGTATCTGGACAGCAAAGAAAAGATATATTCTCAATGTACATGATTCAGAAGGTGTAAGATTCAAAACACCGAAACTAAAAATGATGGGTATCGAGACAGCGAAGTCTTCAACACCGATGTGGTGTAGAAAGAAACTAGAAGAAGGTATTCGAACATTGATGAACGGTACAGAAAATGATGTATGGGATTTCATTACTAATTCAAGAAATGAATTCAACAAATTACCGATAGAAGAAATATCTTTTCCTCGTGGTGTTCAAAATGTCAAGAAATACTACAACGCGGCTTCTATCTATAACAAGGGTACACCGATTCATGTAAGAGGATCACTACTTTACAATAACTTTTTATATAAATATAATATAGACAAGAAATATCCTGTGATACAGAATGGTGAGAAAGTTAAGTTTTGTTATATGAAACTACCAAATATAATGAATGAGAATGTTATTTCATTTGTTTCGGCGTTACCTAAAGAGTTCGAACTAGAACCGTATATTGATTACGATACACAATTTCAAAAATCTTTTGTCGAACCTCTAGGTGTAATATTAGACAAGATCGGGTGGACAACAGAACCTGTCAGTACACTTGATTCATTTTTTGGGTAGGAGTATGAAAAACTTGACAGATACAAGTTCGGTAGTATAATAGATATATGACTGAAATTCAATTAATCTTTTTGTCTTTTCATTTTGTGACATGGTTCATGTTGGGTCTTGTTTATATGGAAATACAATCTTGGAAAAAAGAAATTAGACAACACATAGACTATGATAATAGTTTGAAAGCTATGAGAAGAAAAGAAAGAAACAGTTAAATTATGGAGATAAATTATGAGTTATTTGAAAAACTTAGTAAAAACAACAGGTAATGAGTTCGCTTCTATTGTAGAAGACGGAGTACAAGCAGCAGATGTCAGTGGATACATTGACACAGGTTCGTATATCTTTAACGCTCTATTATCTGGTTCAATATATGATGGATTACCTAGTAATAAGATCACAGCACTAGCAGGTGAGTCAGCAACAGGTAAAACATTCTTTGCACTTGGAATGTGTAAAAGATTCTTAGATGATAATCCGGATTCGGCAGTTATCTATTTTGAATCTGAAAGTGCAATCACAAAAGACATGATCGAGGAAAGAGGAATTGATTCTTCAAGAATCGTGATTGTACCTGTAACAACAATTCAAGAGTTCAGAACTCAATCAATCAAAGTACTTGATCAATATATGAAAGACAAGACAGACATGAAGATGTGTTTTGTACTTGATTCACTTGGTATGTTATCAACAACTAAAGAGATCGAAGATACAGCATCAGGTTCTGAAACAAAAGATATGACACGAGCACAGTTAGTCAAAGGTGCTTTTAGAGTATTGACTCTTAAATTAGGTAAAGCAGGTGTTCCATTAATCGTAACGAATCATACTTATGATGAAATGGGATTGTTCGCGAAGAAAGTAATGGGTGGTGGATCAGGTCTTAAGTACGCTGCATCATCAATTATCTTTTTGTCTAAGAAAAAAGAGAAAGACGGGAAAGATGTTATCGGTAATATTGTTCATTGTAAGAATGAGAAATCAAGACTTACAGTTGAGAACAAAATGGTTGATGTGATGTTATCATACGATACAGGTTTAGATAGATACTATGGATTACTAGAACTAGCAATCAAGTATGGTATCTTTAAACAATCATCAACAAGAGTAGAATTACCTGATGGTACAACACAATTTGGTAAAACTATTAACAACAATCCTGAAAAGTATTTTACTCAAGAAGTACTTGATCAATTAGACGAGGCAGCGAAGAAAGAATTTAGATATGGCAACGAGACTAGAACAGACGATACTCAAGAATCTGATACAGAATGAACCTTTTATAAGAAAGACTTTACCTTACATTAAGAGTGATTTCTTTCAAGAAAGAGATGAAGAATTTCTTTACAAACAGATAAAAGAATACTTTCTAAAATATCAGACACCACCGACACCTGAAGCTCTCATCATTGATATTGATGAGATGGACGGTGTAGATCAGCAACTAATATCAGATACTATGGTTCTGATTCGTGAGATTAAACAAGACACGACAGAGACACCTGATGAATGGTTGATTGATTCAACAGAGAAATGGTGTAAAGATAGAGCAGTATACAATGGTGTAATGAGTTCTATCTCAATCATTCAAGACAAAGAAGGACAACAAGGTGAGATACCTGATATACTCAGAGAAGCGTTGTCTGTTTCTTTTGACAGTAATGTAGGTCATGATTTTCTTGACGATTGGGATGATCGTTATGAGTTCATGCACAGAGAAGAAGAAAGAATACCTTTTGACTTAGAC